CTTTTGAAAAACATGCTAAAGCTAGTAAATTACAAATGCTTGTTGATATGAATTTAAACCAATCAGAGATTGACTTACTATCTGAAGAGTATGGTCTGTACAATAAGAAAACCAATTTGAAAAAGAAAGATACTAATGGTTTCTCTTTACAAGTCTCAACAATGGACATTGAGAGATATTTGAATGATGATAGCTTGTTTGATATAGTTGGTGATGATATATTACAAGAACGCCTTAGATTTTTTATTAAGAACTTCAAAGATTTAGAACATGTTGGCATGGAATCATTAATTGAGTTTGCTAAGACTAAGATTGGACAATATTTACTTTTCATTAGTTCATTAGCCATGGAGATTAGTATTAATTCAAATACTTACACACCTGGGACAAAATTCTTGGTCACTTATAGTAGAATGTTTGGATTTCCTATAATGATACATAATACTGGCTCAACAAAACATATCTTTTATTCCATATTGCTCAATAGTAAGAATATTGTTTCAAAAATTGACTTGCCATTCACAGCTTGTTTCAAGATCTTTGGAGATAGTTTTACAAATGGTTTCAATTCTACTAGGGCTTCTGATTTATCATCCCATGTAGTTTCTTTTACAAAGGCATTTTCGATGTATTCTTGCTTCAAAGAGATAGATAATATTGGTTGTAGTGGAAATTTGAGACTAAAGAAAGAATTTTTATTGTCAACATTGATCCACTTGGAGAATAAAGAGCAGACTTCTTCTAGTTTATCAAATATTAGATATATGTATATGAAAGCTTGTTGTGATCGTGAATCAGATCCCTTGGTACCATTATCAAAATTTCCAAAATTACCTAGAAGTAGACTGCTAGTGTATGTAATAAACAAACTTATAAAATACTTCAGCTCCTGTAAAGTGACCATACGAAATTATGTAGCAGTTGGTGATCTTACGATAGAAGATGATCAAGACATATCTAATGATCAGTTTGAAGGACTAAAGTCATTTGTCAGTGATCTTGATATAACAATGGAGATAGCTATCAATTTATCATATTTCAGTGTTTTGCACAATAAGGATAAAGAAGATGTTGTTGCTTCAAACAGGAAGATCTTTGAAAAAGTGCTTGTAGAAGAGATGAAAATGAAAGAAGTTGATGAAAAATACATAAGACCTGAAAAAATGCCAGAGGATACAACGATTGACGATTTAAAATCACATGAGTATGTAGCTTCTCATTTGAGCAACATAGCAAAGATTGCAAAAGGGATTTGTGATTCAAGAGGTTACAATTCTGAAAAGCTCAAGGATAAAATAATGTATGATTTAGCAAAATTGACATTCTCTGATCTTGCCACTCTAAAAGCATCAGCTGAGTATAAAGACTTACGATCAGACATGACAATGAAAAATTACAAAGCACAAAAAAGAATAAAAGTTCTAGAAGCTGTGATGAGATTGATTGACGAGCTAAGTATTGGAAAAGACACACCGTTTTTGTTTTTTGATAAATATGTTAATAAAATCATAGAAATGGGTGGTATAATTGTGAATTTATTCAAGAAGAATCAGGTTCAAGGTGTGAGAGAAATCTTTGTTCTGAATGTATTCTCTAGAATAAGCATCAGAGTTGTAGAAGGAGTTTCTAGATCAATATGTGAGATTCTGCCAAATGAATTCTTAACTAAGGGAAAAGAAAAATATAAAGAAATACCAGCACATTACCATAATGTAAAGAAATTACTAAGTAAAAGTTCAACAACAATAACATCAACTATTTCAGGGGATTGCACTACATGGTGTCAACGTTTTATTATGATCATATTCTCAACTTTCTACATGGAATTTTTCAAAGATTGGAGTGGAATGAAGAATATTATAAATACAGTTCTCAACTTAGTCACAGATAAAGTACTAGAATTACCAAGTTCTTTGATTGATGACTTTATTAAACGCTCAGAAATTGATAGTATGAGCTCTGACGCATTGAATGAATTACGAGACCAATTTCTTGGAAGAACTGATAGG